CCGCCCCAGGAAACTGGGGCTTTTTGCTGTCTATTCCGTTACAGTAGAGCAATCAACAAGCACTTTGTATGCCTGTTCCCGTTCGCGCCATTGACCGCCTCCGTAAGGCCGCCAACCTGGAGCCCAGCAAAAAGTCCGTGGATCTGTCCGACGGCAGCGTGTTTGAGATGTGGGTCAGCCCGCTGACGATGGCCGAGCGCGAACGCGCCCAAAAGCAGGCCAAGTCCGACGACGCCAACGCCTTCGCCTTGCAACTGCTCATCACCAAAGCCCTCGATGAGTCTGGCGCCAAGTTGTTCAGCGCCGGCGAAATCGACGTGCTGAAAAACGAGGTGAAGGACAAGGACCTGCAGGCTTTGATGCTGGCGATCCTGACGGATGACGCCGATGCCGAGGCAATGGACCCAAAATCCTGAGCGCCGAACTCCGTAAGGACAACTGGCTCATGCTCCAATTTGGCGTCGCCAAGGAACTGGGCATGAGTCTGACCGAAGTTCGGACCACGATGACCGCCGAAGAACTACTCGGCTGGAGCGCCTACTTCCAAATCCTGAACGAAGACCAGGAAAAGGAGATGGAAAAAGCCAAACGCCGCCGCTAACCCCGGCGGCTTCTTTCTGCCGTAAACTGAAGTACCAGACTGAAAGCCTACGCCGTGGCCTACACAGCTGACATTGTAATAGCTGTAAAGGGCGCCACACAGATAACAAATCTGCAACAGCGCATCCAGTCTTTATCGGCAGGTGTAAATAGCCTTAACGCAACACTCCGCAGCGGAACAGTTGCAAGCATCGACAATTTCAACAAACTTGTTTCTCAGTCAGACCGTGTAATGCGTTCTGCCGCCCAAGGCACTCGTGTACAAAAGGAGGCTATAGATACTTACGTTCGCTCGGTCGTAGCAGCAGAAAAAGCAGAAAAGTCTCTCCAAGCGGCAATCGGACGTCGCCGGAAAGAGCTAGGACTAGGTTCTGGCACACCCGCAGCACCAAGCCGTGGAGGCGGAAGATTAGGTGGAGCCATCAGCGGTTCCATTATTGGTGGTGCCTTTCCATTGCTTTTCGGCCAAGGCGGTGGAGCAGCGGCCGGTGGTGCCATCGGTGGTCTTGTTGGAGGTCTCGCCGGTCCAGGCGGCAGCTTCGCCGGTTCTTTGCTTGGCACCCTTCTGGGCGACATCGCCTCCAAAGGCAACACAGTTAAAACGCTCGCCGAAGATATCGGTTTTTCCGCGACTCAAACAAAGCTGCTCGAAACGGCTTTCAAACAAGCCGGAGCAGAATTCGACAAGTTTGAATCTTCTGTACAAAATATTCGTGGTCTAGGGCTCGATATTGAGTCGCAAGCTAAAGCAATTCGACTTGTAAGTACACTTACCGCAGAATACGGCGGCGAAATTGATAAAGTAACTAACGCACTTACGTCGGCACTGGAATCAGGCAAGGTAACACAGGCAACATTAAATCAACTAACTAGTCAAGGCATACCTATCCAGCAAGCCCTGGCAGATAAGTACAAAGTTAGTCGTAGCGAATTGCTACAGATGGCCAAGGACGGCAAAATAGCCGTTCAGGATCTTATCGACGAATTAGTAGTTGCAGGTAATAAAGGTGTTGAGGCTGCAGATAAGCCTAAATCTTCTTTTGACAGATTGAAAGATAGCCTGGATAACTTAGGTAAGAGTGTAGCCAGTCTCGGTAACAGCCTTGTTAGTTCTCTTGGTCCTGCTTTCAACTGGCTAACGGACCGTGTTACAGATTTTGTCAACGCTGTGTCACGTGCTATATCGCGTGTAGCCGATTTGATGGCTGGCGGAAGAATGACACAGGCTACACTTCAAGCCGAAACTGCCGCTCAACAAGTCACAAATAAAAAGTTCGGTCTACTGGGCGGTATACGTGCTTTTAACCCAGCAGCAGAGAAGTTCTATCAACAACAAAAACAAACCAACCTTAAAAAATTAGTGCCCGGCGCCTTTCCTTCTGCGCAGCCCTCAACTCCATTGCAATCTTTTCGTGCGCCTGCCCAACTGCCGCCATCGGGTGGTGGAGGTGGGGGACGCAGCCGTAAAGCAGCTGAAGATGATGGGGCCGAGAAGGCACAGCGTTTAGACGCTTTACTCAAGCAACTAAGAGAAGAAATTCGAATTCGCACTGAAGGTTTGGAACTAGAGCAGGGTTTGGTGCAAGCACGTGCCGACCAAAACGATGAACTGCAAGCGCAAATACAATCCAGTACTCGTCTACTGGACATCGGCAGCAAGCAAGCCGTTGTCCAGAGAAATTTTGACGCAGGCAAAATTGAACGGGCCGAATACACACTGCGTCTGCAGTTACTGGAACTTGACCGAACTGAAGATCAGATTAAATACGAAGAAGACCTAAATCGTATCTTCAAAGAACGTTATGGAATTACGGATGCGATCGCGCGTCTAGCGCGAGAGACACGCACCGCCGCATTTGGAGGCACTGGCGCTACCGGCACTTTTAGAACAGATCTAAATTTAATGCCCGGGTTGACTGATGGAATTCTGGGTGAAGAGTACGATACGGTTAAACTCCAGTTGGACGAGTTGCTAAAAGTTGAAAATCAAGTTATTAGTGCCGCCGATAGTATTGGGCAGGCTTTCGGTAATTCCTTTAAGGGTGTTATTGACGGCAGTATGTCGGCACGCGAAGCTCTAGCTGGTTTCTTTAGCTCAGTTGCCGACTCGTTCGCAGACATGGCGGCACAGATGATATCTCAATGGATAAAAATGCAGGTAATCGGCCTGGCGCAAAGTTTGCTTCCCGGTGCTAGCACTATTTTCCCCCAAGGCGTAGGTAACTTTTCAGGTGCTTTCGGGTCCGCAAGTTCTGTGTCGTTTAACCCGGGAGTCGCTTTCGGTGGCTTTAGGGCTTCGGGGGGCTCTGTCAATTCAGGCAGTTCTTACATGGTCGGCGAGCGGGGCCCCGAGCTGTTCGTGCCAGGCCGCAGCGGCACCATCATTCCCAACGACAAGATGGGCAGCGGTGCTGGTATGAGCGTGGTGGTCAATGTCGATGCAAGCGGCAGTAATGTAGAGGGCGATGCTGAGGACAGCAAACAGCTTGGTCGCGTGATCGCTGCCGCCATCCAGCAAGAGCTGGTCAAACAGAAGCGCCCTGGAGGCTTGCTCGCGTAATGGCTACCTTCCCCGCCTACGACCCGACGTACTCGGCCACCAAAACCAGCCAGCCCAAGATCCGCACCACGCAATTCGGTGACGGCTACCAGCAACGGGTTACGTTCGGCTTGAACCAGAACGCGAAGGAATGGCGCCTTACCTTTAGCGTCAGCGATGCCGATGCCGACATCATCGAGGCATTCCTTGACGCCCGCGCTGCTGATGGCGCCAGCTTTGACTGGACACCACCAGATGGCAATACCAGCTACAAGTGGACCTGTTTTAGCTGGACCCGGGAGCTGTTTGAGTTTGAGCGCAGCAAAATTGACGTTACCTTCATGCAGGTATTTGAGCCGTGACCGTACCAGTTAGTGCACTACAAGAGATTGCACCTGGCGCAATCATTGAGTTGTTTGAGCTGGAACTCAATGCAGCGCAGCATGGCGTAAGCGAAACGTACCGCTTTCACGCTGGTGTCAAGATAGGCAGCAATCAAAATATTGTGTGGGCGGGCAATGAATACATGCGCTTTCCTATTGATGCCGAAGGCTTTGAGTACAGCGGTCAAGGACAACTGCCGCGTCCCAAGCTGCGCATCAGCAACATCTTCGGCACAATCACCGGGCTGCTGCTGACACTGCCAAACGGCCTAGAAGGCGCAAAGGTTACGCGCATCCGCACCTTGGCGCGCTACTTGGATGCCGTAAACTTTCCGCCGTCGGATTTCTTGCTGCTTGAAGATGGCGGCATGTTTTTACTTGAAGATGGCGAAACCTTAGGACTTGAGGCGGAAAATCCTACCGCCGACCCTACCGCTGAGTTCCCGCGCGAAATCTATTACGTCGATCGTAAGGTGATTGAAACCCGCGACGTTATCGAGTTTGAGCTGGCAGCAGTCTTTGACCTGATTGGTGTGCGAGCGCCAAAGCGCCAATGCGTCAGCAATGTATGCCAGTGGAAATATCGCGGCCCCGAATGCGGCTACACCGGCAACGCATACTTCAACACCAACAACCAGCCTGTCACGTCACTGGCGCAGGATGCCTGCGGCAAGCAGCTCAGTAGCTGTGAACTGCGGTTTGAGCAGCAGCGCCGCACGGGCTCGGTGACAACCGGCAGCAATATCCTCACGCTGGCACAAGCCAGCTCGTTTAGCACGGGCGACCCGGTTACAGGTTTCGGCCTATCTGCCGGCACGACTGTTGTGAGCGTGGCCGGCACTCAGGTCACAGTGAGCCAGAACGCTTTTGCCAGCACGGGCGTGGTGACCACTGGAACCATCCAAGGGAACTACACGCAGATTGTTGTCGCCAGTGCCGCTGGCATTACGCCTGGCATGGGAGTAGTCGGAACCTATTTACCTGCCAATTGCCAAGTGGTAGCAGTTTCCGGCACCACAATTACGCTCAGCTCGACAGTGGACTTGACGCAGTTTTTTAGCGTAGTTGGGTCGGCAAACGGAGTTGCTTTTGGCGCAACAGTGCTTTACACGCAGGCTACGCCACTTGCCGTTGGCTGGTACGCAGCCGGTAATGTGATGCCTCTGAATAGGTATTCTCAAATTACTAATTTACGGCAAATTAGTTATGTGCTTACGAGCGGAAGAAATAGCAGTGTTGTACAACGCACCGCTGCTGACATGACTCAAAATACCGGAGTCGTGAACAGAGCATCTGCGTGGACTTTCTACGAGTTTTCCGGCATTCCATCAGCCACCTACACATTCTTTGCCACTAATCAGACCTATACCTTCCGCTCGGATGCAAACATCCCATATGGCTCCTTCCCTGGTATCGGCACGTACACCACATGAGCTGGCAAGACGAGGCACTAGAGCACGCACAAGCCGAAGATCCATGCGAGGCGTGCGGCTTGCTGGTCATTATCAAAGGGCGTAAGCGATACATCCCCTGCCGGAATCTTGCAGCTAGCCCCGACCAGTTCTTTTTGCTGGATCCTGCTGACTGGGCTGATGCTGAAGACCAAGGTGAAATCGTCGCCATCGTGCACTCGCACCCGTCAACACCTGCCCAGCCATCACCAGCGGACTTGGCCGCCTGCGAAACCAGTGGCTTGCCCTGGTACATCGTCAACCCTAAAACCGGCCAGTGGGGCGAATGCCAACCGTCGGGTTACAAGGCGCCGCTGATTGGCCGCGAATGGGTGTGGGGTGTGCATGACTGCTGGACACTCGCCCGCGACTGGTACGCCGAGCAAGGCATTTCCCTCCGCGACTGGGAACGCTGCAACGATCCTGCCGAGTTCCAAGCATCGCCGTACTTTGATAAGTGCTGGCGCGATACCGGCTTTCGGGAACTGGACGAGGACGAAGAGCTGGAACGTGGGGATCTGCTGCTGCTGGCGATCAACAGCACCGGCTTGAATCACTGCGCCGTTTATCTAGGCCACCAAGAAGTGCTGCACCACATCCAACATCGGCTTAGTGGCCGTGACTTTTATTCAGGCTGGCTTCTAAAATGCACGGGTAGGAGGTTGCGTCATGCTGCGTAAGATTAAGCTCTACGGCAAGCTGGCCAAGTTCGTCGGCCACCGCATCCTCGAAGCCGACGTTGCAACCGCTGCCGAAGCCGTCCGTTTTCTGGTGACCAACTGGCCCGAACTGGAACGCCACATGGCCGACCAGCACTACCGCGTCAGCGTCGGCAGCTACGACCTCGACCTCGACGAGATCCACGACCCCGCCGGCCGGCAAGACATCAAGATTGTCCCCGTGATGGCTGGCGCGGGCGCAGTGGGACGCATTCTGGCTGGCGTGGCTTTAATTGCGCTTTCATTTATTCCCGGCTTTGCTGCGTGGGCTGGCCCAACAGCATATGCGTTGATTACAGGTGTAGGCGCTAGTCTTGTCCTCGGTGGCGTGGCACAGCTACTTACGCCGACACCCAAAGTACCCACGGGTCCCGACACACAGAACGATCCGCGCAAGAGCTACAGCTTCAGCGGCATCCAAAACACCAGCCGCCAAGGCGTGCCGGTGCCCATCGTCTACGGTGAAACCATTGTCGGCTCGGTTGTGATCTCCGCTGGCATCGACACCGTGCAGGTGCAGGCATGACGATCATCGGTGCTGGTGGTAGTGGTGGCGGCAAAGGTGGAGGTGGGGCAGCCCGCACGCCAACAACTGCACGCGACAGCCTCGACTCAACCCAGTACGCCCAGATCATTGACCTAATCAGCGAAGGCGAAATCGCTGGCCTGAAAGACGGCTTCAAAAGTATCTTCCTGGATAACACGCCGCTGCAAAACCCAGACGGCAGCTTCAACTTTCAAAACGTCGCGGTTTACACCCGCAACGGCACCCAGAGCCAAGACGCCATCCCATTTGCTGGTGTGGTCGAGGATGAGCGCCCGGTCGGCGTAACGGTCCGCAGCGATGGCGCTGTCACCCGCACCATCACGGATTCGCAAACCGAAGCCGTCCGCGTCACCATCACGGTGCCACGGCTGGAGCGTATCACCAATGAAGGCGACACCGTAGGAGAGCTTTTTGGGCTGCAAATCCAAATTCAATATAACGGTGGCGGCTTTAATACTGTGATCGACGACATTGTTGCAGGTCGATCTGGTGACCTGTATCAGCGTGATTACTTAATCAATCTTTCCGGCGCCTTCCCTGTAGATGTGCGCTTGGTGCGCGTCAGCGCCGACAGCAACGACCTGCGCACAGCAAACGAGTTCTCCTGGTCCAGCTACACCGAGATCATCTACGCCAAGATTGCCTACCCCAACAGCGCATTGGTCGGCATCCGCATTGACGCTGAGCAGTTCAGCAGCATTCCCACCCGCAGCTACCGGGTGCGTGGCGTCAAGGTGGCCGTGCCAAACAATGCAACCGTCGATCAAACCAATGGCCGCATCACCTACGCCGGCATTTGGAATGGTACGTTCGGCGCTGCGCAGTGGACCAGCGACCCAGCTTGGATCCTGTGGGACCTGCTGACCAGCACCAGATACGGCTTTGGCGAGCACATCATCCCCGCCAGCCTCGACAAGTGGGCATTTTTCGCCGCATCGCAGTATGCATCCGAGCTGGTGCTGGATGGCTTCGGTGGTTACGAGCCTCGCTTCTCCTGTAACACCAACATCCAAACGCAGGAGGATGCGTACAAGCTGATCAACGATATGTGCAGCGTGTTCCGGGTGATGCCCTACTGGGGCCTCGGCTCGCTGACCATCGCGCAAGACAAGCCTGTTGACTCGGCTTACCTGTTCACGCTGGCGAACGTCACCGAGGAGGGCTTTAGCTACAGCAACAGCAGCCTGAAGACCCGTCCCAATGTCGCCGTAGTCAGCTACCTCGACCTGGAACTGCGCGACACGGTATTCGAGGTGGTGGAGGATGCTGAGAATATCGGCAAGTACGGCGTCATCAAAACTGAAATCAGTGCCTTTGCCTGCACCAGTCGCGGCCAAGCACGCCGGATTGGCGAGTGGATTCTGTACTCCGAACGCTACGAAAATGAAACCATTACCTTTACCACCAGTCTTGATGCTGGCGTTGTAGTCCGGCCAGGGCAAGTCATTGAGGTGGCTGATCCAGTCAAGGCTGGCGCAAGACGTGGTGGCCGCATTTCCGCTGCAACCACAACAGCAATCACAGTCGATGACGCCACCGGCCTGACGGCTGCGGGCGCTCAACTGTCTGTAATCCTGCCCGATGGCACCGTCGAGAAACGCACCGTTGCATCCATCGTTGGCGACGTGATCACGGTATCAGCAGCATTTACCACTGCGCCGAATGTAAACAGCGTCTGGGTCTACGAAACCAGCAACATCCAGCCATCAACATGGCGAGTGCTGGCCATCCAAGAGCAGGATGGCATCAACTACACCGTCAGCGCGCTTTCGTACAACGCCAGCAAATACAACTACATCGAACGCGACCAACCGCTGCAGCAGCTTGACATTACCGACCTCAACATCATCCCCGAGGCGCCAACCGACCTCACTTACGAAGAGGTGCTGTACGACGGCGGCGGCATCGCCAAATGCAAGGTTGTTCTCAACTGGCGCCCAGTTGTAGGCGTTGCGGAATACCGCGTGCGCTGGCGATTTGTACCCGGCAATTGGACCACCGAAAACCTATCTCGCGTTGACTACGAAATCCTTGACACAAGCCCTGGCCGCTACGAGGTAGAGCTGTATTCGATCGCTAGCACCAATCTGCGGGCATCAGTTGAACCAGCCCGGCTAAACATTACGACAGCAGGCAAAGTCGCACCACCTAGTGATGTAACTGGCGTCAGCTTGTTGCCTGGCGACGAACTAAGTGGAATGCTCA